TTCATTGACAATGTAATGAATCAAGGTCCATTTGACCCTGAGTACCACACAATTTATCAGTCAAACTTATGCTGTGAAATACTTTTACCTACTAAGCCTTTTAAGCGTCTTGACGATGATAGTGGTCGGATCGCTTTATGTACTCTGGGAAGCATTAACTGGGGAGCTTTCCGTAATCCAGAAGATATGCGTAGGGCTTGCCGCATCTTGCAGCGTAGCCTTTGCAATATATTGGATTACCAAGATTTTCTTAGCATACAGTCCAAACTAAGCAACGACGAAATTCAGCCATTAGGCATTGGTGTAACCAATCTTGCTTATTGGCATGCAAAGCGTAGTCTTAAGTATGGCGAGAAAGATGCATTACAAGAAGTTAAATCTTGGATGGAACATCAGGCATTCTACTTAACAGAAGCTACAGTTGAACTTGCCAAAGAAAGAGGCAAGTGTTTAGATAGTGATAAGACACGATATGGTCAAGGTGTGTTCCCTTGGGAGCTTAGAGCGAAGGGTGTAAATGAATTGGCTAACTTTACTCCTGAATTAGACTGGGAACCGTTACGCGAACAAATGAAACAGTACGGTGTTCGTAATGCAACACTGATGGCTATTGCTCCCGTAGAGTCTAGTTCTGTTGTTATTAATAGCACAAATGGTATTGAAATGCCAATGTCATTGATTTCAGTAAAAGAAAGTAAGGCAGGGTCATTCACTCAAGTAGTACCAGAATATCATAAACTAAAGAACAAATATCAATTAATGTGGGAACAAAAAGACTGTGCAGGATATCTTAAGACTAGTGCTGTATTGGCAGCATATGTTGATCAAAGTATTAGTACCAATACTTTCTACAACCCTGCGCATTTCCCAGACCGTAAAGTACCAACTACATTGATTGCTAAAAACTTAATGAACTTCTACTACTGGGGCGGAAAGACACTATATTACTCACTTATCAACAAGCAAGGTGCTAAAGTACAAGAAGAATCACATACGCCGTTAATAGAAGAAACATATGAAGAGGAAGACTGCGAGGCTTGCAAACTATGAGCAAACAACAATATAACTTACACACAAAGACAGATTATTTGAATAGAAAAATGTTTTTGGATCCACAGGGTCCAGTTACTATTCAACGGTTTGAGGAAGTCAAATATAACAAAATTGCAGATTTTGAAAAAACAGCAAGAGGTTTCTTTTGGGTTCCAGAAGAAATTAGTTTAACTAAAGACGCAAATGATTTCAAAGATTCTAGTGATGCAGTTAAGCATATCTTTACTAGCAACCTATTACGACAAACAGCACTAGACAGTTTGCAAGGTCGTGGTCCTAGTCAAATCTTTACCCCAGTAATCAGCTTACCTGAATTAGAGGCACTAGTTTATAACTGGACATTCTTTGAAACAAATATTCACAGTCGCAGTTATAGTCACATCATTCGCAACATTTATAATGTGCCAAAAGATGTTTTCAATAGTATCCATGACACTAAAGAAATCATAGACATGGCAAGTAGTGTTGGCAAGTACTATGATAAGTTGCATGAGGCAAATTGTAATAAAGAAGCCGGCATGTATGTTGAAGAAGATTATCATATCAAAGCAATCTATCTTGCATTGCATGCCAGTTACGCACTAGAAGCATTTAGATTTATGGTATCATTTGCTACAAGTTTGGCGATGGTAGAAAACAAAATCTTTATTGGTAATGGCAACATTATCAGTTTGATTTTACAAGACGAATTGCTGCATAAGGGCTGGACAGCATATCTTATCAATCAAGTGGTTAAAGAAGATAGCCGTTTTGCTAAGATTGCAGAAGAATGTAAATCAGAAGTAATTCAAATTTATACTGATGTAATCAACGAAGAAAAAGCATGGGCCGATTATTTGTTTAAGAAAGGCCCTGTGATTGGTCTGAATGCAAATATTCTTAAAGACTTTGTAGACTATACAGCAGTAAACGCACTTAAAGATATTGGCATAAAGTATTGGGAGCATGCTCCTAAAACTACTCCGATACCTTGGTTTAACAAACATTCTGACACCAGTAAAAAGCAGGTTGCACTTCAAGAAAATGAATCAACAAACTATGTCATAGGTGTAATGGATTCAACTATAAATTATGATGAATTGCCTACTCTATAACGACAATTATCAAAATGATAGCGTTTCATTGCATTGAACCCTCCTTCTAAACTGCAATGGGGGCAAATTATTTTGTATTTTTCACCTAATTTTTTGCCCTTCATTTTATTAGGAATACCCTTGTTCCATGCTGTGTAGCCTCTTGCTTTAGGACTTATCTTTCTTGCTGCAACCACATTTGCTATATGTTCTGTGGTTTTCTTTTTTCCGATCAACTTAGCACTAGCATTTTTTCTAAAATTCTCAGTCCTAACTGCACCCGCCGCACCTTCCCCTCCGTCTGTTTTGTTATGAAGAATTCCTGTACCTAAATCTTTTCTACCATGCCATCTGATCATCCTTCTTTCTATCGCAAATGCCCCCACTTCCGATAAGTTGGATTCCATAAATATTATTTTAGATTTATCTTTTGGAGTATGAACGCCTCCCGTCTTTGTCCGGTGAGACTGAAAGGCGCGATTTCCTGAGCCTTTGCCAATATAATAAGGGGTGCCATCTTTTCTTAGATAGGCATAAACATAATAAATACACATGCTGATTGCTCCTATAAGCGTTAGAGTAGTTGGGAATCCCCATTCCGCGAACTACACTTTTATTTATGCCGGATAAGTTGCTTTTGTCAGGCATTAGTATTATAATTATAATAAAGGAGAAAATTATGAAAAAAGCAATTATCTGGAGCCGATACCACTGCCCTTTTTGCGACCAAGCTAAAGCATTATTAACACAAAACGGATATGAAATTGAAGAACGAAAAATTGGTGACGGATATACAAAAGAAGAATTGTTAGAAGCAATCCCAACAGCTAGAACAGTACCGCAAATTTTAATCAATGATCAATATATTGGTGGATTTCAGGAACTAAAACAACACTTTGCAAAGGCAGCATAATGAAATTTGAAATAGGAAAAATATACACACTAAAGTTTAACAGTGGCGAAGAAATGGTCGCCAAAGTACAATCAGAAAATACAGATAATACAATTACAGTGTCAAACCCTGTTAGTATTGCGCCAAGCGCACAGGGCATGGGATTAGTGCCCAGTATGTTCACCGCAGATCCCGACCAAATTATAACGATAAATACTAACAGTATTGCTATGTACGGAGTTACCGAAGATAATGTTCAAACTAAGTACATTCAAGCAACAACTGGTATTCAAATACCAGAAAAGAAAATCGTAATGGGATAATATGCCACAATTAAGTCGTAAGGGTGATCAAAATACAACAGGAGGTAGAATAATTAGAGGGGCAGGAACTGTCTTCGCTAATGGTATCCCTGTTGGATTGCATGTAAGTGATATCACACCTCATGCCCCTTTCGGCAGACCCCATCCACCGCATAAAGCTGCAAAAACAACAGAAGGTAGCCCAACTGTGTTTTGTGAAAATGTGCCTGTGTTAAGAGTTGGATCTGGTAATACATGTGGGCATAAAATAGTCCAAGGCAGTCAAAATATCTATTGTCCCTAAATCATGGCATCTACTGGAAAACAAACACCGTTAGGCGTTAATGTCAACAGTTCTGTATTACAAAATATAGGATTTCACATTAATCCAGTAGCCGCCGGCTATATGGGTGCAAGCCGTGTTAATACTGAATATAGTTTTGGTAGTTTAGTTCAAGGTACTGTACTGAGATTATTGACATGGGCTATTCACGATGGATACAATAGAGGTCCCGGTGGATCAGCCGCAACACTAACAACAAGCACATACAATAATTTAATTACTATTGGTCAAGGCGTACTTGAATCAATGGGTAATAGTAAGCCACCTACATATCAAGCTGTTGATCCTTCAGGCAGATGGACAGCAGCAGGCACACCAGCAACAACGACTTACCCTATATCAGGTAATACAGGACAAGGACAATCTGCATCTTGGATCCCATACTTAATGACTAACCCTAATCATTCAGTAACACAATGGGGATTTATTAGATGTTGGGCATTGCAAGCTTGGAATGAATTTAACTACAATGGTGTACCTACAGGTTCAGGAATGCCAGAGTATAAAGACTTTACATCCTCATTTTTATCTAGCGATAGCTTTGTAAATTTTTCAAATGTTTCTATCAATGCTATGCAAAATAGCAAAACATTTTTAAAAGGTACATTCAGTAACGCAGATGATTTGATGACGGGTGATATAGCTGGTGTAACGCTAGCTACAAAAATATTTGGTCAAGATTGTATTGCGTTAGGCAAAGCAATTGATTTATCTTCTATACAAACATTTGGCATGCCAAGTGGATTATTAATAAATTTAAAAAAGAATAATGTATTAACGCAATCACTAAGTCTTGCTTTATTGTCCGCTGGATTAACTGTTGAAGATATTGATAATATTACGAATAGTGTTGTAGCACCGACTAAAACACAAGAACAACAAATATATGGCGCGTTTTTAATAATTATGGGCCAAGACTTGCAAGATATATTGGTTGTATTAAATTGCAAAACACAGAATTTAGAAACATTAGCTGATTTATTAAATATTAAAAAATTATTTCCTAATAGTTATAAATCTTTAACTGTACCTGTTTACAACACTAATCCAGGACCTACTAATAGTAAAACATATTACCCAATATACGAAGGTAATAATACTAATGTAAGACTTGAAAGCCCTGTTATTGCTGAACAAATAGGCACAGTAGTTCCTCCAATTGATCCGCCGATTGTTGAACCTGCTACACCGGCATTATCTGTGACAACTGTTATAGAAAATAAACCTATAGAAGTTA